CGTCAGCCCCGCCCGTTCCTTCGTTGCCGTCGCCATATCACGAATCCTTTCGCGTCAGAGACACACCAACCAGAATGCCCAGTGCGAACGTCGCAGCGAGCGAAAACTGCCCAACCGAAATCCAGACCCAGTCTGTGATGCTCACAGTGCGGCCCCCGCATCGGTGTCGTCGTCCTCGAGCAGCGGCCACCGCTGTGCGTTAGCCGCCTCAGCGTGCTCGAAGAACACCGCCTGCTTCACCAGCCGAGTCTGCAGCTGCAGCACCAGGTCGGCCGTCTCCAGCAGCAACGCTGCCCCGAAGTTGAGGCGGGCCCGGCTGGCTGTATCGCTCGCCTTGGTCACGGCGGCCTGCGCCATCGCATCGGCGTAGATCCGCAGGCTGGCAACGATCTCGTGCGGACGCATGCTCATGACACCACCTCGATGTTGCGGGGCTTGCCCTTCACACGGCGGATAAAGCCCTTTTTCTCCAGGGCGTCGAGATGCACCGTGGCGGCGTGCGGAGACTTCGCCCCGATCGCGGAGGCGATCTGCCTCACGGTCGGCGAGTACAAACTCATGTTGGCCCGAATGAAATCCAGCACTTCTTGCTGGCGAGCGGTCAGTCTTTCCTTGGCTGTCTGCGTCATGTGCCCTCCTTGGCGGCTGCAAGTTTTCTACGTGTACGGTCAAAAGCTTCGGCTACGTCTCCAGTGAAAGCCCGTGGAGGTGCTGGGGCGTCGCCGAAGTCGCGTCCTGACTGCTTGCCAGGTGCATCGTCAAACGAGCCGGCAAGCACCTTGTCCACGAATCCAGGCGAAAACAGCTGGAGCATCGTCGCCGGCGTCTTGAAGAACCGGCACCGTGGAAGCCGTTCAATCGCAGCCAGGGCGTCACGGCACCAGTCGGCGTCGTCTGCCAAGTGGCCGTTCTGCTTTGGCGGCCTGTCCAGCTTCCAGGGCTTGAGCTTTCCGCTGGATTCCCATGCCTTCAAAATGTCTGCCCAAGCCGCTCGCGTGGAGGATGATGAATTTCTCTTTTCATCTCCTCTTAATTCTGGGGCGCACGAGCGCCCATGGTCCGACGCAGGCGCGCCGTCACCCTGGGCGCTCGTGCGCCGCACCTCCCTATCCTTCGCGTGTCGGACGGCAGCCTGCACCCGAGCCTTGGCCGAAGACGAAAACCGACGCTCCCATCCTGGGATCGCCACAGTCCCCGCGACTTCGTCCACCTCAAGCCAGCCGACACGCTGGACGCCCGCCCAGAACGTGTCACTGCCACCAAACAGCCTGGCAAGGCGTCGCACTGTCATGCGTGCCGTGCCGTCCTCGCTATTCATCGCTGCCCACAACCACAGTTGCACTAGGCGGCCGATCACGGCATCGGCCGGATCGCCCGTATCGTCCACGAGCTCGAGCACCTCAGGCTTCGTAGAGAGGTTGCAGTCAATCGGAATCCATTCACCGGCCACGTCGGCCTCCTTTCCATTCCGCCCCGCCGCGTCGAAGCGGCACCGTGCCTATCACGAGGGCGGAGTCTTACTACTTCACAGCCGGAAGCTTTGCGTCCGGGTAGTACGACAGGTTCGTCTTCGTCTGCGTCCGCCATGCGTTCCAAGCGATAACGCACCTGGCGTACATCTCCTTCGCGCCAGCACGACGACCAGTCGAATCGACCGCGTTCTCCATAAGCCAACGCGAGATCTTGCGGTCTGGAAGCGTCGGAGAAGTGCCCGTTTCATCACGCACGGCCGTCCAGAATTCTGTGGCGTCCTTACGCGACTTCTTGAACGTCGCGTACATCGCCCACACAACTGGCGACCGACGCAGCCGCTTATTGACCTTGGAGTCGCTGGCTATGTCGCACAGCCAGCGGACGAACGACTTGCATTCCGGTTCGAACAGGCACTCAGCACGCTCGGAGGCAGAGTGCTGCGCGTAGTTCTCGCCCCACTTCCAAAGCGAAATAGCCGACACCGCCAGGTTGATGATCTTGACCGGCACGTCGTGCAGGTCAGGGTCAACTGCCGCGAACGACTTGTTAATGTCTCCCGTCGTTCGAATCGTGATCCGCGCGTCGAATGTGGCATACAGCTCTGCCACATCACGAAGCGTGTCGCACTGGTACTCCTCGATGATCGCCTGCAGCGTGTCCGGCAGGTCGTCCATCTGCGAAAACGCAGTGCTTGTGTGCTTGCCGTTGACGCGGTAGTTCTCTTGCGTCTCAAGGCAGTGGGCCTTTGCCCAATGCACTGGACGCATGAGGCCGCGCGCGGCCATCTTTTTGTACGCATCGACACGCTTCTCTGAGAGCGGCCTGTCGTTGCGTACCTGCTCCATGCCGGACCACTTCTCAGCCATCGGCTTCGTCACCTTGTGGGCACGCGGGGTGCCAACCAATTCGTAGCTCATAATGAGCCTCCTTTCTTCCTTACTTCGTCGCGTCACACGACGCGATCAACTCAACCAGAGCGGCACGCAACTCGCTAGCGCGAGTAGGGCACCGATCAAGAAACTCTTGTGCGTAGAACGTCACTGCCTCAAGGCACCGCGTCGGCGGATACGCCTTAAACACTTCGACGGCGGGCTTGGTAGCGCGACGTTTCGGCTTCTCTTGCCGCAATTCTTCGCGGGCCACTTCGACCTGCTCGCGCGTCGGCTGTTTCGGCAACGCCGTTGCCGCTTTCACGACAGCCGCCTCCGTCGCCTTTACCTTGCCTGCGGCAATGTCCTTCTCGATGCCAAGCCTGGCTGCGGCCTCTTGAAACTTGCCAGCGTTGCGAACAGTCTTTTCGCTGACGCCGTGATCTTTCGCGATTTTCTCAGCGGTCTTCTGGGTGGTAACTTTTGCCGCCGGGATTTTTGCCGCGTGGTCATTTCCGGGCCGCGAGTGCTCGGACTTCTTCGCCCGGTTGTAGCGCCGACCTAGCAGCAGTTTGTAGTCCTGCTTTGACAGATTGCGCCGCCCAAGTTGGTTGCGGTCGATCCAGTCAGCGGCCTCGTCCCGAGTGTCAAACTTGAGGTGCTTGACCTCATATTGCAGCCCAAGCCTCTCGCAGATTTCGTATCGGTTGTGCCCGTCTAGGAGGATGTCGGCAGAGTCTTGTTTCCACACCACAAGCGGATCGCGGGCACCGCCGTGCTCAACAATGTTGACCTCCAGTTGCTCGCGCTCTTCAGCGCTTAGAGCAGGAATCAGGTTCTGGAACTCACGGTCAATCCTGATGCCTGTTACAGTTTTCATGCGATCCTCCATACGCTTGCGTTCCGCCCGCTCGTCGTTCGCCTGGTGCCGCACTCGACAACGAGCCCCAACCGTGCCAGTTCGCCACGTCGTGGCCGTTGCGTGTTGGGGTTCATGCCGAGCTTGTGCTGCATCTCCTCGTCGGTGAGTCCTTGCGGCCACGCCGCCAAAAGCTCGAGCACGCGCCGCTGCATGGCGTTCAGCGTCGCCGGGCTCAGAGAGTCGGCCGCTGCGGCCGAAGTGATCGTGCCGTTTGACGGGGCTCGCTGGGCGAACAGCGGGCCAGCCGAGGCGTCTTCGATGCCGTAGTGGTTCATGCCACGGCCTCCGCATCGAACAGGGTGCGGCTATCCGCCTCGTGCTTCTTCTGAGCCCCGGCCAGATTCTTCAACGCCTGGGCGTGGTACTCCGGCTTGAGCTCGCAGCCGTAGAAGCGTCGGCCACGCTGGAGCGACACGTAACCCTCGCTGCCGATGCCGGTGAATGGCGAGAACACGATCTCGCCTGGGTTGCTGTACAGCCTCACCAGCCTGTCAATCACGTCTAGCTGCAGCGGGCAGATGTGCTTGGTGTCTTCCTCGCTGCGGGCCTCTTTGACGTTCAGCGTGTTCGTCTCGCGAATGTCGCTCCAGCAGCATTCAGCCCAATCAATCCACTCGTTACGTGAAACATCGCCTTCAGAGTCAATCGCAGTGGCGTTGTCGCCGGGAGCACGAAACTTGATGAGGTAATCAGGAAGGCACCCTCGCTGCTTCGCTCGGTCGCTCTCAAGGCCGGCGAACTGCAGCTCTCGACTACGGGTGCGGATGGCCTGAGCCTGCGGGTTCTTCCTCACCACCCAGTCATATTCGTAGACGAGTCCAGCACGCTCACCGAGCCGGATATTAAGCCCGCGGTAGTCGTGCAGTCCAACCTCGCCGGAACGCTTCAGCCGCGGGATCTGCATGACGTGGACGACGACGGCCCGGCCAGGCTTCAACACGCGACGCAGTCCGCGAAAGAAGTACGACAGGTGAATCTTGGCTTCGCCCCGCATGTCCTCAGAGTTCCCAATGTCCTCAGCCTTGCTCGTGTATGCGAACAGGCTCGGGAACGGCGGCGAGAACACCGAGAAGTCCACAGAAGCCGCCGGCATGTCCTCAATCATGTGGGGAATGCAGTCGCCGCGGTGGACGTGGTACAGGTTGGAGTCATTCAGCAGCGTCACGGAACATGGCCTCCTGCTCTCGGGTATCGGCCTCGACGCGACGTGCCTTCCGTAGCACGTTCTCCACCATCGGCCGCTCGACATCGGACACTGGGATATGCACCATCAGCGGCTTCGTGCTGCCGATGCGGTTGCTTCGCTTCACGGCCTGGTAGTACTCCTCGTAGGAGTCCTGCAAACCGCTAAAAACCTGCCTGGTGCAGACTTGAAGATTCAGGCCGAAGCCGAGAATCTTGGGCTTTGTGATGAGCACGCGAACGCGGCCAGCCTTGAAGTCATCGACGATCCGCTGCCGCTCCTCAAGCGGCGTGTTGCCGTCGATGCTCGCAGCCTCCGGCAGAACGGACTCGATTGCCCGCTGCTCGTCGTTGTAGCGGCACCAGATAATCGTCGATTCATTTGGCCACTCACGCACCATGTCGGCGATGTACTGCGGCTTGGTGCTGCTCTCGCACTTGGCCATCCGTGAGAGCTTCGACCTGGTCGTGATGCCGCCAAGCTCGGTCACGAACAGCTGGCCAGTAGTGGCCCTGACCTGCCGCTCCTGCTCGTCGGACAGCCGCACGTCTTCAATGCAGACGTGGATGGGCGGAATGCTGTGGACGTTGTCCTTCCATCCGTAGGTGCTCGGGTCAGTGAGAAAGATGCACCAGTGAGAAAGAGCCCGGTAGAAGGGCCGCAGGGCGTGCGGCTTCAGTTCCCAACGCTCCATGGTTTGGCCACGGTTGATGAAGAACCGAGCCAAGAAGGCGTTGACGTTGGGAAACGCATCCAGAAACACGGCGTGATTGGCGTACTCAATGCGGTCGTTCGGGGCTGGCGTGCCGGTCAGTGCCAGCTTCCACGGGATGCCAGCCCCAATCCGCAGGCACACTTGCCCCCACTTCCCGTAGTGGCTCTTGAGCATCGACGACTCATCGAGGATCAGCCCGCCCAGGTCGCCGCTCGGCGTGTCATCACGCAGTGCGTCGTAGTTGGTGATGCCGAGCCGGCCGCCGGGCGTGTTCAGCCACTTCGGCAATGCCTTTGCTGACACCTGCTCAATGGGCAGAGAGTCGCCGTAGAACTTGGCGGCCTCATCCATCGTCTGCTTCACCACCATGAGCGGCGAGACGATGAGCACGGGCTTGTCCTGCACGGCCCGTACGTGCCGTGCGAACTCGAGCAGCATCAGCGTCTTGCCCAGCCCGCAGTCGGCGAAGATGGCAAACTTCCGCTTACGCACCGCCATGCGGACGATGTCCCGCTGATAGTCAAACAGCCCGCGCCGTGGCAGATAGTCGCTGTCTTCGTGCGACTCGCCCTGAACGCCAAGAGTTGCGGCGTACTCGTCAGGCACCACGGCCATGCGGCCATGAATCTCATACCGCGGCAGTGCCTTGATTTTCAGGAACGTTCGGTATGCGTCGATGCTGTCGTCGAGGTAAATCTTCATCACGAGTCCTTCCGTGTATTAGCTCCGTGACGTGGAGCGGACGACGCCGGCCTTGGCGAAGTGTTAAGACCAATCCGACGCTGCACTGATACCTAGCCTCTGAAGTGCGATGGCTGCCCGCCGGCTGTCGAGGCCGGTTCACGCTGCGAGCCCAGCGTTATTCGCACCGGCTCCGGTTACTGTGTGGCGGCTCCCCGAACTTCGGCCCCGCCGGCGGCTCGTACTTGTGCAGCCGCAGCAGCACCTCGTTCAGTTGCGTCCGCAACTCCGTGATCGTCTTGAGTGCCCGGTCGTAGTTGCCGCCGAGCTCGTCCACGTACGCCGCAGCCCTGGGCCGATTGCACCGCTCGAGGAACCCGGCGATGTCGTACGCCGTGATCGTCAGCGGCTCGTGGCTCTTGGCGATGTTGGGGTCGAATCGGCTCTTCACGATGCCACCTCGTGCTCAGCGGCCTCGTGCGGGAAGTCCGTGCCGGTGTCCTCGGAGCCGATCAGCATCTCGGCCTTGTGGTGGATGAGGGCCACGAGCTCGTCCTTGGCGGCCTCGCTGAACACGCCTTCGGCGTGTCGCTTGTCCACGAGGTTGCGAATCGCATCGAGCATCTCGAACGTCGTGGCTCGGCTGACCGCCAGGCGGGCCTTGCCCATGGGATCCTCGGGGACGACCGGGGCCACGGGCGTCACCTTCACCACGCTGGGCGTGGCCGGCTTGGCCGGTTCTTTGGCCGCTTCCGTGGCCGGATAGTCCTGGGCCTCCTCGGCCGTCACCAGCCCCTTGAGCACGTCGGGGAAGGCGTCACGCAGGGCGAAGCCTCGGGCACGCAGCTGCAGCATCCGGCGTGGGTACTGCGTCCACGGGCCGCTCTTGCCCCACAGGCCGGCCCGTTTGGCGTCGGCCACGCTGAACCGGCCCACAGTGGGCTTCTCGTAGCCCCGCCGCTTGGCCTCACAGGTGGCCGCCATGGCCTCGCCGTCGCCCTCGATCTGCTCTCGGACGTACTCGCAGACCGGGCTCGCCATGGCCACGGCCAGGGCGGCGTCACCCCAGATCGCCGGCCGCCCGTTGATGCAGGCGATGTTTTGGAGCGACTGCATCGGGCTCAGGCCGATCTCGCTGCCGTGCTGGATGGCCAGCAGGCAGGACTCCGGCTTGCCACGAAAGTCCTTCGGGGCGAAGTCGCTGGCCGCCACCATCTTGGCGAAGCGGAAGGCGTCGTCGAAGGTTGCGAGGGCCAGCCCCCTCGTTGGCGTCGTGTTGGTGGAAATCTCCGTGGTCATCTCGCGTCCTTTGCTGCGTGTGAAAATGCCCGCTCGGCGTCCTGCGTTGCGGGTGGTCAGTGCGTCCTTGCAACCCCGGTTCCACCGGGCTCCTTCCGACGACTAGCTCCGCTGGCCGCCGGTCCTTTCGAGATTCGCGAAATGCGAACTAGTGCGTCACGTCCCGGGCCGAAACGGCGAGCCAGCCGCCGCCAACGTCCAGCGTGAGCCGGTCGCCATCGGTCCACTCGATGCGGCCCTGCCACCGCTTGCCGGCGGTGCATCCGCTGACGAAGTCGCCCACGGCGTAGGTGGGCTTCGGTGCGGGGCTGGGCGTCTGCTCGCCGAGGCCAGCGATGGCGGCGAGGTATTCGTTTTCCGACGGGCTGGTTGGGTTCAAAATCATGGGGGCGATCTCCTTGGGTGGGGTAGTGTACGGGTGTTCACTACCGAGGCAAGATGCTGTACCAACATTCCAGTGTGAGGCTATCGTCGTCGGCAGCATGGTAGCGTCGTCGGTAGGATCGGTCAACCAACGATCTTCCATGGCAAGGCGGTCAGAAACTCCAGAAGGTCGTGCAGTGCTCGAGCCGCCGGCGAGTCGGTGCCGAGCTCCTGGCCGAGGCGGATCAGTACGAGCGACTGCATGGCGTGGTTCCAGTGGCGGTTCATGCTCTCACCTCGGTTTCCATGGCGATGATGGCTCGGCCGATCACTTCGGCGACCTGGGGCACGACGGCGTTCCCGAGGCATCGCAGTCTGTCCACCCGATTGGGAACCCCATGAGCCACTCGACCCACTGCGGGTTCAGCAGACCACCAGCCATCTGCTTCGCTTCTAACGGCGACGATGCTGCTGCGGAGAGCATTGCCCTGCCTCTCGCGCCGCCGTTCATCGCACTGTTGTTGTGGCCCTGGCATGCCGTCGGCGTCGGCCACATCCGCACGGCAATCCCCAGCGACGGCCCCGGCTTGCCCCTGGTCTTGCCGTCCTTGTGATCCTGAACGCGAGCCAGATAGACGCTCACCGGCTCGTCGTGATTGCCCCGCAGTGCATGGAACACTGTCGGCGTAGGCCACAAGCCAGACACGTTCCCTGCGGTGCGGGGCACCAACTGCGGAAGCGGAGATAACGTGCCACTCGCATACGTACCCGACCGAGGCAAACGCCCGCAGGATTCCGTGGAACGTGCGGCCTCCGTCATGGTTGAGAAGGCCGATGGGATTCTCAGCCACAAAGAACCTTGGGCTGAGATCCGCAACAACTCGGAGGGCTTCGCCCCACATCCATCGGTCATCGTTCGCACCTTTCTGCTTGCCAGCGTGGCTGACCGGCTGGCACGGCACGCCCGCACAGATCAGGTCAACCTGCCACTCAGCCAAATCTCCCACCGGGAACGTCCGCACGTCGCCCCAGCGGGTGACGCCAGGCCAGTGCTTCGCCAGCACGCTGCTGGCATAGGCGTCGATCTCGACCTGCCACCGGCACTCCAGGCCGGCACGCTCAAGGCCAAGGTCAAAGCCTCCAATCCCGGCGAACAGTGAGCCAAACGTCATGGGCCGCATCCTTTTAGCGTGCTGGGTGAGTCAAGCGATCCGGCCGTCGTCGTCGCACTGCACGCCAGCCTTGCGGGCCAGCTCGATGGCGTCGTCGTCCGTGACGTGAAAGCGACGGCCAGAGCCGAGTTGGCCGTAGACATCCGACACGACGTAGTGCTGGCCGTCCGTGTACTGGATGCACCAAGCCTTCTTGATGCCCACGGTGCTGGCGAGCCGCTTAGCGTTGGTCAGGTTGTCGCAGGTGGCAGGCATCGTTTCGTCTCCAGTTCGTGTCCGCGAGTCTCACTTGCTCGCATGGCCGTATTCTACCGACATCGGTAGGTTATGCAAGTGGGCTTGAAAAGATTTTCTTGGGTGCCGTTTTCCCGGGGAAAACTCAGGTGTCGGGCTGGAAGCCGCCGGGGGCGGGGCCGGGGGAGATCCCGGCGTCACGGGCCTTCTGGCGGGCCTTGGCCAGACGCTTCACCTGCTCAAGATCGAGCACCAGGGCCCGATTGTTGAACTTGCTCGACCACAGCTGCGGCTCGCCACCGCCCTCGGGCTGGCGGCACATCTGCCTCACCCGGC